CTACTGGTCCTACTGGTCCTCAAGGTGCTGGAATCTTTATTCTTGGTTCCTACAACTCACTAAGCGATTTACAAACTGCACATCCAGTTGGTGCAACTGGCGACGGTTATCTTGTTAACGGTGTTCTATTTGTATGGGCTGGTTCTAACTGGGCAAGTGCTGGCGCAATTCAAGGACCAACAGGTGCTCAAGGTATTCAAGGTATCCAAGGTGTCACTGGTCCTCAAGGAGACACGGGTCCACAAGGACCTCAAGGTATTCAAGGAATTCAAGGACCAATTGGTCCAACAGGTTTAACTGGTGCAACTGGTGCGCAAGGAACTCAAGGTCTTCAAGGTATTCAAGGTGTAACAGGTCCTACAGGTATTCAAGGTCCTCAAGGTGTTACTGGTCCAACAGGTATTCAAGGACGCGGTCTTGCAATTCTTGGTTCGTTTGATACGTTCCAACAATTAACTGCAACCATAACCAATCCTGCAACTGGCGACGGATATTTAATTCAAGGACAGTTATATATTTGGCAAGGTGTTGCGTGGATTAACGCAGGTTTTGTTCAAGGACCAACAGGTCCTACTGGACAAACAGGTATTCAAGGCCCAACTGGTGCAACTGGTGCGGCTTCAACTGTTCCAGGTCCTACTGGTGCTACAGGTCCGACTCCATTTACTGTTATTGGAACTTGGCAAAACGGTATTTCTTATTTACCTGGTCAAGCAGTTTTCTACGACACACCTACATTAAAAGGAACGTACCTACGCAGAAATAATGCTTCTACCGCTGGCATTACTCCTTTAGATGACCCAGCTGGTTGGCAAGTAATTGTTGCTGCAGCAATCGGACCAACTGGAGCTACAGGTCCACAAGGTTTAACTGGTCTACAGGGACCTACAGGTGAGGTTGGACCTCAAGGTGTAATAGGACCAACAGGAAGTCAGGGTTTACTAGGTCCAACAGGCCCTACAGGCACTACACTATTGAACGTAGATGGTGGCGGCCCTGCAACTAATTATGGCGGAGTTATAACCATCAACGGAGGAGACGTGAGCGGTAACTAATGGCAATTAAATTACAATTACGTCGTGGTACGGCGTCAGAATGGTCAACAACTAACCCTTTACTTTCTGAAGGCGAACTAGGTCTTGAACTTGACACTGGAAAGTTTAAAGTTGGTAATGGAACTCAAAACTGGAATGCGTTAGTATATGCATCTGGTATTCAAGGGCCAACTGGACCACAAGGTACCGCAGGTGCCGCTGGACCAGCGGGTGCTAACGGAGCAGCAGGTGCTCCAGGACCAACAGGCTTGCGTGGACCCACAGGTGCACAAGGCCCAGCTGGAGATGGCGGAGTTGGTCAACTACTTGCTATGGATGCGCAGTTAGAACTTGGAATATTCTTTCCGCGTTATTCACAGACACGTACTACTACTGTTGTACAAACCGTTATTCCACCGATTACGCTTATCTAGGAAGGTAACAATTAATGGCACGTAATATTGCGCCCGAGGATTATGTATTTAATCCAACGACAAAGACAATTACTATTGAGCGCTACATCAAGAAAATTCACATCTTCCTTATTGTTAACGCAACAACTAATCAGATTCTTTTTAACTTTTCTGACCCAGATAAAAAAGCATCAGTTAGTTACCTATATCCTGATGTAAGCGTATCTAATCCTTTTGGAAATACAGACTATAGAACTGTAATTCAATTAGATGCTGCTGTTAGCACAGCGGGCATGACCGCCAATGACACACTTCAAATTGTTGTTGATGATGAAAATCAAAAAATTACATTTGATGACACCTTTATTGACGGCGCACAAAAACTTCGTACATCTACCCCACAGTCACTTATGGATACTGACTTTGAATACTCAGTACAGCCATCTAAGTGGGAAGCCTTATTCTTACACAATAATTATCCTTCTTTCTTTGCAAAGGGAACTGGTGGTAACTCTTTAGATATTGTTTCTTTAGTGGGTGACGGTGTACGTCCTCGTTCTAGAATGACGGTAACAACCCTTCTTCCTCACGGTTTAGTGCCAGGTCAGGTAGTATCTGTTCAAGAAACACTTAATTATCTTGCAGAGGGTAGTTCCCTTGTTACATCAGCTCCAACACCAGAAACATTTACATACACGGCTCGTGGCGTTGTTTCTGGAGATATCCTTTCTGGAACGCTTACTAGCGTCTACGGTGGAGACATCTTTGATGGCGCCCATATTCCTGGCGGTAACTTTCCAATTGGTGGAGTTTCTACATTAAATACTTTTCGCGCTCAAACAGACGGCGCTTCTCCTATTTCAAAGGTAACTGTAACATTTGATAATCCACACGGCGTTTATCCAGGAGCACTTATTGTTGTAAGTGGAACTAATAGCTTTGATGGTAACTGGTCTGTTTCTGAAGTTCCTACAACACGTACTTTGTCTTTCCAATTAGACCGTCAACAGTCTGCCATCTCTGTTCCTAGTACCGCTATTATTTTAACAAAGGGTGACGGCTATATTGTCCACCGCCCATTCGATGGTGGTGTTTCTTTGACTACTGGTACCAATACAATGGGTAATCAAGTTATCCGTCAAACCCGCCGTTACTTCCGTTACCAGTCAGGTAAAGGTCTACAGTTCTCTACTGGTGGTCAAATGACACCAGTATTCGATGTGGAACAAATGTATCTAAATGGCGGAGCAGTTGGTCCAGCAATTGTTACAGTAAAAACTGTTCAAGACCACGGACTTCAGGCTGGCGTAGGCATTCAAGTTGAGGGCGTTATAACACGTGGAGCATATAATCCATTTAACGGCGAGAACTTTGTAGTATCAAAAATTGTAGATGTTAACACTTTTGAGTTTCCAGTAACCTTAACTCAAATTGTTCCACTAGTTGACCAAAACCCAGCGGGTGTTAACGTTTATGTGCACGCTCGTACCTGGTACGGAGCAGTTACACGAACAGGTATGTTTGATGACCAAAATGGTTTTTTCTTTGAATATGATGGTCAAAAATGCTACGTTGTGCGGCGTCACTCAGAAAAAGAAGGTATTGGTAGGGTAAATGTTACTCAAAACTCTTCTTTCGTAGAAGGATTATCTACTCAGTTCCGTAAACAACTTGTAGTTGGTCAGTCTATTGTTATTAAAGGCGCTGTTTATAAAGTTGTTCAGATTAACTCCGCAACATCTTTAAATATTGCTCCTGCTTACAAGGGAACAACTGGTCGTCGTACTCGTTTTATGATTGTACAAACTGAAAGAGTTCCACAAGAAGACTGGAATATTGACCGTTTTGATGGCACAGGGCCCTCTGGTTACAAGCTAGATATGGGCCGTATGCAGATGTTGTTCATTGATTACACCTGGTACGGTGCGGGAACCATTCGTTGGGGAATGCGTGGCGTAAACGGAAAAGTATTTTGGTGCCACAGGCTTCCTATGAACAACGTAAACAACGCTGCTTATCAGCGTTCAGGTAATTTGCCTGCTCGTTACGAAGTTTCTAACGACCCTTCATACTTCTCAAAGATGTTAGCTGGTGGAGCTGCTGGCACTATTGGTACGCAACTTGGACCAGACGACAATGTCATTTGGGTTGAAAATACAAAGGATTGGCCACCAACTGGTTATATTTATGTACGAGATGATGTCAACTGCGAAATTATGCGCTACTCATCTGTAGGTGCCTATGACCCAGTAAAGAAGGTTGCGCCTATTTATATCGCAGAACGTCGTGCATCCATTACTCAAATCTATCCAGATATTCCGTTTACTTTTTCTGGAACAAAGTCAAGAGTAACATTTACTCCAGACTCTTCTTATACAGGTCTTGGTGGTAATGCTCAGGTTGCAGTTCAGTCAATTACTCAAAACTGTGCGCCTATTATTAGCCACTGGGGTTCTTCAGTTATTATGGATGGTCAGTTTGATGATGACGTAAGCTTTATTTTTACTGGTGGTATGACCAAGCTTCTTAACGTAGCAGCGGGTGTTACTCGTCCACTTATTGCAGTGCGTCTAGCTCCAACTGTAGATAACGCAATTGCTCGTAACTATGGTATTCGAGAACTAACAAACCGCATGCAGTTGAAGATGAACTCTATTGGAGTTACTACTAACGGACAATTCCGTATTGATGGAATTCTAAACCCAGCAAAAATTGAATACACTCTTTGGAGTGCAGCACAGTTAACAACTACACGCTCTTCCGTTACTGGAACAGCTCTTCTTAACTTTATCCTAGTTAATGACGCGGCTGGTACAAACGGTCTAGTCCCTGGTATGCGTGTCAGCGGAACGGGTATTGGCGTAGGTGCAACTATTGCCTCTGTAGCTGCTAACCGAATTACCCTATCTGTAGCTAACACAGGTACAGTTTCTGGAACTATTACATTTGTTCCAAGAGCTGGATATGTTGGAATACCTGATGACTGGACTCGTGACCAGGTTGGTTCTGGTTCTCTTGCTCAAATTATCTACTTTGATAACTCTGGCCCAGGAGCTGGTGGTGTTCAACTAGCCTCTGGTCTTATTACAGGCGGAGACTCCGTGGCCTCTTTCTACTCAGAAAACGGCGGTGGAGCCTCTAACTACAACGTTTCTAACTACGACCTAACTAAAATTCGAGACCTCGGTAACTCTATTCTCAGCGGAAACGGCAACGTTTCTAGCCCATCATTCCCTAATGGGCCAGATATCCTTGTTTTGACCGCGACCAATATCGGTACCGCTGCTTCGAATATCTCGGCTCGTATCTCATGGACAGAGGCTCAGGCATAAAGTCTATGGTTTACAATGGCAAGACATTTAAAAATGCTACACTTTTAATAACCTCGGAAGGTAGGTAAATAACACATGCCCGATTATTCATCGCTGTCTACGCAGATTACTGCGGTTAAGACAGAGATTACAGATAGTCTTGCGGCGAGCACATATACCGCACAGGACCTTGTGTTCGTAGCCAAGGCATTAGAAACTCTTGGCGCCTTGCTTGGGGTTAACGACATTGTTGCAGCAACCGCAGACCGCGTCACTGCAATCACAACCGCTGGTACGACCCAGGTAACCGCTGTTAACACAGCTGGTACTACCCAAGTTGCTGCGGTAAACACTGCAGGAAACACAAAGTTAGCAGCAATTCAAAATGAAGCTGCTGACTTAACCATTCTCAACTACATAGGAGTACTAGCATAATGCCAACTACAGTAACCCGCTTTAAATCAGGTACTGCTGGAACTACCGACGGCTCTGCCTACGCTGTTCCTTCTAGTAACACTGCAATTATCACAAATGTGATTTTATCTAATAAGACTGGCTCAACACGCACCGTCACCATCACAATGGGTGGTTTGTCGTTTTGCACAGGACTTCAAGTTCCACCAAATGGAACAGTAAATTTCGACGCTCGCACAGTATTGAACGCAGCGGAAACCATTACTGTCATCGCAGACGTAGCTGCTGCTGTTGACTACATGATTTCTGGCGTTTTAATTTCTTAACAACCAGGTAAAGGACAGGTATATAAATGGCTATTAGTTCAAGCAAAGAATTTATCGTATTTCCTAACGATAATTCTGGTCGCGTTTACATTAAAGAGCAGGCCTTTACAGCCAGTGGTACCTGGACAGTTCCTGCTGGTGTAACAAGTGCCCAAGTCATCCTTGTTGGTGGCGGCGGTGGCGGCGGAGGCGGAAGCCAAAACGTCGCAGGTGGCGGTGGAGGCGGAGGCCAAGTTGTCGTACGTAATATTGACGTCAACCCACTTCAAACATATCAGGTAACAATTGGCGCAGGCGGTGTTGGTGGATTAGGTGCCCAGACTGGTGCTGCTGACGAAACTAGCACACTTCCAGGTGGTAACGGTACTCCTACTACATTTGGAACTATAACAGTTGCTAACCTTTTAACAAACACAGACTTTGACTACAACATTCTTGGTTGGGACACAGATGTTGTATTCCGTTCCGCAACTGGTATTTCAGGACAATCAGGTCTTACTGTTTATCCAAACGCTGCTGGTATCTCTGTAGGTCAGATTGTAACTGGTGGTAACATTGCTGCTGGTGCAGTTGTTACATCTATTACTGGAAACGTAGTAGCAGTATCTATTGCTAACACAGGTGTAGTAAGCGGTATTATTCGTTTCGATAACGATACTATTCGTACACGCCCATCCACCGTTTTCTTCAATAATATTTCTGGTGGCGGAGATTCAAATAACCCACAAACATCAAATACACCAGGTTCACCATATTTCCAGAACCTGTCAAACAACATTTTGATGCCTCAACTATCACAGCTTGAAGAATCTGCGTTAATAACAAATAACAACATTCGTCAGTATGGTGTTTCTCTATCTACATTTACCATCACTAACGCGGGTGTTCCAACTAAGTTGCCAGAAATGTCTGGTGGATACACAAAACTTATCAGCGGTTCTTTAAGCTCACTAACAGCAACACTAGACAGCACATTAAACGTATATCCAGGTATGTTTATTGCAGGCAACGGACTTCAGTCTGGAACTACAGTTGTTTCCGTAAACAGCAGCACATCAATTACGTTGTCTGCTGCTCTTACTGCAAATTTAACAAATGAATCTGTAACGGTTTCATACTCAGGCTCAACTGGTGCTCAGGCACTTATTGCTGGTACAAGCTCATCAACAGCTTCTGGTAACCCAACGTGGATTCAGTTCTCTAACATGAACTCAACTACTACCTCAAACGGTACCCAGACAGTTGCGGGTTTCCAGGGTGTTCCATATATCCCAGGCGCTACGTATACAATGTCTGCATACGTTTCTACAAACGTAAACATCAGCACATCAACACCGATTCTATTCCAGATTCGTTCTGCTGGTGCTTCTCGTAACGCTGCTTCTAACGTTTCATATGTTGGTGGCTCTAACTCAGCAACTACTGATTCAATTGATGCTGGTACCGCTAACGGATTTTTTGTCCGTCAAGCAACTCCAGCAGCTTTGACTAACTATGGTGGAAACTTTACCACTACTGCA